TAGATCCTTTAAAGATTAAAAAAGTTCGTAAGTTTAAAAAGGAAATGGATAAGTTTGTTCAAAATACTCAAATTCCAGTTCAATTAATTAAAGAAGTTGAAGAGTATTATGTTTATACAAATAATGATAAAGAATCACCAATAATGACTGGTCCGCAAGGACTTCATTTATCTCTTGATAGCATCGTATACGTTCCATCGGGATTGGTTGATCTTAATACAAAACGTATTTTAGGATATTTACATAAAGCCATTAGACCACTAAACATGTTGCGTCAAATGGAAGATGCTATGTTGGTTTATCGTATTGCTCGTGCACCCGAACGTAAAATCTTTTATGTAGACGTTGGTCAATTACCAAAAGCCAAAGCCGAACAATATATGCGGGATATGATGAGCAGATTCCGCACAAAACTTACTTACAACCAAGATACTGGTGAAGTAAGAGATGAAAGAAAGATGATGTCTGTACTTGAAGATTACTGGCTTCCACGTAGAGAAGGTTCACGTGGAACCGAAATTACAACTATTCCTGGTGCACAATCAACTTCACAAATTGAAGATATTGAATACTTTAAAAAGAAAGTATTTGCATGTTTGAATGTTCCAATTAGCCGTCTCTCTGCTGAATCAACTGGTTTCAATATGGGTCGTTCTACTGAAATTACCAGAGAAGAAATTAAATTTTATAAATTTGTTGATCGTATTAGATATCAATTTTCTCGTTTATTCATGGATACCTTACGAGTTCAATTACTTCTTAAAGGTGTAATGACTCAAGAAGATTGGGATGTTTTAAAAACAGATATCAAATTTGTATTCAACACAGATAATTATTTCTGGGATCTTAAAGAAGCTGAAATTCTTTCTGAGCGTCTCAAGATGCTTTCGTTTGTTGAACCATATATTGGTAAATACTTCTCAACCGAGTTTGTTAAGACTGATATTCTCAAACAATTGCCTGAACAACTCAAGGTCATGGAAAAACAAATGATTGTTGACAGACAAAGAATATCACAAGAACAAGCAGCCTTAGCAGCACAACAAGCAGCACAAGAAGGTGGACAAGAATAACATCCCATGAATAATAATAAATTATTATTAAAATCGGGAATAGAAAACATCATTTTTAAAAATGATGAAAGCTTTAAGCAAAGTATAATTAAAGTTTTATCCATCAAATTAAACGAAACTATAAAGGAAACTGAATTATTAGTATCAAAATCATTGTTGTACAGAGAGTCAGTTACTCCAGAAAATCCTACTTTAAGCGAATTTGTAGACTTTGTAACTAACTTTAAACCAGGCAATTATAAGTTTCAAAGTGGTTCAAATATAAATATTACTGATTCCGATATATCACATCTTAAAAATTTATTTGAATCATTGAATGTTAAAAATAGAGAACGTATGGTTTCCGAAGTATTTACTGATTGTACGACATTTAAGCAACATTTAACATTTTCACAGAAGGTAAGAAATTTATTATGAAAAACAATATCCGTCAAATGCTCAAGACCGTAGTAGAAGAAAATGCTGTTGCATTCAAAGAACAAGCCACCAAAGTTCTCTATGGCAAAGTTGGAACCCGACTACAAGAACAATATAAAGTTATTGCTAAAGATTTTCTTGGAAAGAAAGAACCTAAATGAAACTGATTACTGAATTAACTGAAGATATAAAGTATATCAAAGAGAATGCTGGCAATGGAGATAAGAATTATTTCATTGAAGGTATTTTTATGCAATCTGGTGTAAAGAACCGCAATGGTCGTGTATATCCACAGGGAACCCTTGCCAAAGAGACCAACCGTTATATCACTGAATACGTAAATAAAGGTCGTGCTCTAGGCGAACTTAACCACCCTACTGGACCAACTGTTAATCTTGATCGCGTATCACATATCATCAAAGAGCTTCATGAAGATGGTAATTCTATCTGCGGTAAAGCAAAAATATTAGATACCCCAATGGGAAAGATTGTAAAGAATCTTATTGACGAAGGTGCACAATTAGGTGTATCTACTCGTGGTATGGGTTCATTAAAGTCCAAGAATGGTTATCAAGAAGTACAAGAAGACTTTATGCTTGCTGCCGTTGATATTGTTGCAGATCCATCTGCTCCACATGCTTTCGTAAATGGAATCATGGAAGGGCGCGAATGGATGCTTGTCGAAGGATCGTGGCAAGAGCGTCAAATCGATGCAGCAAGAAAACTTATTAACAATTCATCGAGCCGAAATCTAAACAAAAATATTGTCAAAGTATTTGAAGAATATTTTAATAAACTTAAATGAATAAAGATATTTCCCATCTTGCTCGAAATTATTTGATTGAATCGTTGAATAAACATTCAACGGGTGATTTGCATGAAGAATTCTTAAGAGAATTCGGAGAAGGTCCAAGTATAGCCGTTGATGCATATAAGAAAACACAAGTACCAAAAGTCCCAACTACTGGTTATAATGGTTTAATTGGTGGTCGGTATAAGGCTCCTGATCTAGATCCTGAAGCAAGTAAGAAAAAGCAAATGGACGATCAAAATGAAATTATAAAAAACGCTAAAATTAAATCTCCATTTGGTGTCGGTGGAGGTCGTGGTGGAAAAGGAGAAGGCGTTGATGCAGAAGGTAGGCCAGATAATATTTTGTTTGGTGATACGGAAAAAGATGATCTAGGTGTTGGTTCTGCTGCAGGCGCATATGCTATTGGTACCGGATTGGACTGGTTAGGTAAATTGCTTGGAAATAAAGCAACATCAGCAATTGCTGGAACTAGTCTTCTTAAAAAAATCCCAGGAATAGATAAAGTTCCAGGCGCAGTAGATTCACTTTTAGGTCAGGCTGCAGATATATCTGGATCAAGTTGGTTTGACGCCAATATTGGTAAGATAGGTCAAAATGCTCAAAATTTGGCAGCACAGGGAGCTGGAAGTCCATGGGTACCACTAGTTGGCTCAAAGCGTGCAGCATTTAAACCCGAAGATCCATTAGATGCAAGAAGGCGTGCAGTATCACAAAGACAGTTAGAAGCACAAGAAAAAGCATACGGTATAACTCCGTAATTTTAAAAACTACTAAATAATTAACACAAGGATTCTTTTATTATGAAACAAAAAAGCAAGAAAACTATTTCAGAAGCAGCAGCCGAAGCCATGGGTCTAGGTGGGTACCCAATGTCCAACGGTCAATCAGATTTTGATGGAACTGGTAAGGGTTCAGTCATCGCACAACCAATTGATTTTGGTGGTGCAGCCATGGCTCAATCTCAGGTTCCAGTTGGTGCTGGAATGGCAGCTCCTATGGCAGCTCAATCTTCACCAGAAGAAGACGAGACTGAAGAAGACGAGACTGAAGAAGAGGAGACCGAAGAAGAAGAGACCAATGAAGAAACCAAACAGGATTTCCGCAATGCTCTTGTTTCTCTTTTAGGTGAAGATGTTGATGCATCCCTTGTATCTCAACTCGAAGCAATCTTTGAAGCCGCTGTATCTGATCGTGTTGAAAAAACCGTTGCCAACATCGTTCAAAATGTTGATGGTAATGTAAAGACATATCTTGATAACGTAACCGAATCACTTGTAGAGAAGGTTGATGATTATCTTGACTTTGTTGTTGAAGAGTGGATGACCGAGAACGCAGTTGCAGTTGAGCAAGGTGTTAAGACACAAATTGCAGAAAACTTCATCGGTGGTCTCAAGAATCTCTTCGAGAATCATTACATCGATGTTCCTGCAGAAAAGTATAATGTTCTTGATGAACTTTATGCACAAAACCGTGAACTAGAAACCAAGCTCAATGAATCATTCCAATACAACATGAATCTTCGTAAAGAAGTTTCACTCACTGAATGTGCTGGTATCTTTGTTGCAGAAACACGTGATCTCGCAGACACACAAGTTGCCAAACTACAAAATCTAATGGAAAGCGTTAATTTCAGCAATCCAGACGAATACCGCGAAAAGCTTGTTGCTATTCGTGAAAACTATCTAACCAAAGGTCGTCCAGTCGCTCGTAATGCCGAACCTGAACAAACCTTTTCCCCAGTCAAAAATACACCAACAACCCTCGTAGAGGGATATGCTGGTGCTATCGGAAGACTCAATAAAAGAGTCTAAACTTTCACTTTTACTAAATAATTTTAATCAATAGGAGATTAATAACTTACCATGAATTTTCAAGAAAACACCCCGTATGACATTTTAACCGAGAAGTGGGATCCCGTGCTCAGTCACGGTGCACTCGCTCCAATCAAAGACGATTACCGCCGCAAGGTAACCGCCGTTCTTTTAGAGAATCAAGAGCAAGCTCTTCGTTCTCAGCATCTAACTGAAGATATGGCATCTGGTGCCAATCTTGGTATGCCTTCATCGTTCACCAACTCCGGTGGCGTTGCAGGTTACGATCCAGTACTCATCTCGCTCATTCGTCGTTCTATGCCAAATCTAATGGCCTACGACATCTGCGGCGTTCAGCCAATGACCGCTCCAACCGGT